TGGTTTGCCCCTTTATAAAAAATTATCTAAGCACAACCTAGCCTCTTTAAGAGACTCTCGGATTTCTTTAAGACGATCTATCCACATGAGGCCGAGAGGAGCACCCGAAACTTCCACAATACTTTTTTCTTTTTGGGGTTTGACAGAGCGGTTATTTAACTTACTAGCTTTGTAGAGCACAGCTAATGCGTCCTCCTTAATTTCGTTCATTATTCCGTTAATTATGTCTGCATCTGTAAAATCTTCTTCCTGGCCCAAATCTTCGTTGTGGAACAGAATTTTCCCCTCATTGCTATCCATAACATCACCCATGATACCTTCCTTTTAGTAGGTTAGGCGCAGGATGGATACACAGCGGCCCAACTTCACCGCCCCTCACACAACGCCTCTTCCTCTCCATCCTGCACAGCTATAATTAACCCTCCCTTGCAACCATTCGGTCTACAGTGTTCCGAAACCTTCCCTGATATTGATCAATACTTACACTGACAATAACAGGAATCCCTATCCATTCAGCATTGTTTATAGCATCAACAATAGCTTTCGGGGTTGACATGTCAATCTTCATTTTGTCTGCAAAGTCCTTGATCATATTGATCTTGGCCTGCCGCTTTGTCTGGCGACCTCTTGCAGACATTTCCTTTTCATCTCCGGCTTTTGGGAACCAGTTGCGGTAGTTAAACACCTGCCCCGCGATTGGTGTCAGTCCGTCGGACATTACTCCGTCATTTTCATCTGAGAGTGTAACATCCCAGATGAGACAGTTATTACTTGCATCCCACTTCAAACCTGAGGTGGTGCCGAAGTAATTACCTTTAGGAGCAAGCGGGGTGGGCTTATACTCATCATCCAGATTGAAGTCAGTGTCGAAGTTAATACCTTCATCACTGAAGTCACCGGGGAATGCCTGCTCGTCAGTCTGTACGTTTCCAAAAGGGTCTGTGTTCATTGTCTGTGTCTGTTCTTTCTCTTCTTTTTTAGCCATTGTCGTTCTCCTTTTAAAATTATTTTTCTGCTTCCAGTTCTTTCAACAATTTTGCCTGTTTAACCCTGAATTCTTCTTTGAGTGCCGCCTCCTTTCTTCTAGCCTCACGCATTGCCTGCATAAGGGCAAAGTAATTATTAGGGATCTCCTCTGGGAGGAGTTTATACGGGCCAGAGATGGTGGAGCGGGCTTTGTATAGACCCCGAGGGACTGTACGAAGAATATACTGAGTACCACTCTGGCCCGTTTTAGTGGCTGCTGCGTAGACTTCATCGAAGTAACCAGGAACTTTTGTGGATAACTGACCGGTGAGAAGGGGATCTATACTAAGAATGGCTCCAGTCTTAGAATCAATATCTACTTTCCAGTGTCCTATAAGAACCAGGTTACAGTTGAGACTGAGAAACTTATGCAGCTTTCCTTCAACTAGATTCCTTACTATTTGATAATGTACATTCCAGATAGGTCCACCTTCATCTGATCTTCTTGGATCTATCTGAAGGGCACGTTCCATGGCAACATCTGTCATGGCTGTAGCAGAATCTAGTACAGCAGTTTTATATTTACCTTGGTCTACCGCATCTTTTACTCTAGTAATATCTTTCTCAAACTGCACCCAACTTTTCCCCGAAGCCTCATAGGATTCATAGTCCCAGTCAAGTCCTCGATAACTAAGAGGACGATTATCAAAGTCAAATAGAAAGCCGGGTGTTGGACAGGTGCTGGCAAAGACAGACTTACCAGTTCCGTAATCTCCTAGCAAGAAGATTTTTAGATTCTCTGTCAGAAATGTTGTGTCTTTAGTATTTGGCATTTTATACCTCCACTATTTTATTCTCTGGCACCGTTTCCAGCACATTCCATGGGGTTCTGATATTATACATCCCTGCGAGATTTAATTCATCTCTTGGTCGGCGTTGTTCACAGAGAAATAAATAAGGACACTTGCCGTAGAGATGGCAGGAGTCATATCTTCTGGGCCAGTTATTTTTCAATTTGCAATTCATTATCTGCTCTGCTGTCCAGAGAAATTCATCCTTCCAGTCAATGTGATCTTGCTCAGTAAAGAATTGCGGGAGCCTTTCAAACTCAATCTTAGCATCGCCGTATTCGCCAGTCTTCTTACTTTTATACGCAGTGAGCATGTGATAAGTAATTAGAATTCCCTCCGGCATAACGGTGTCAAGCTTCTTCATGGCCCAGGTATACCCATTAAACTGACTATCCCTATGCTGCATTCCAGCAACATAGGAAATTGACCTTCCAGTTGTTTTAAACTCATTAATCCATTTCTGTCCAGATAGAAGCATCTCAAGGTCAAGCTTACCAGTAAAATAGATACCCGGCTCTACTAAGATTTTGAATGCTCTTTCTGTATTAAGAACTTCCAGCATTTGCTCATCAGCTGCAAAGTGGTTAATATAATGCACTAAGGATGTTATGCAATTATCAAGACTACGATAATCCTCATAAAAGTTTCTATCCTCAGACTCTTTCTCCCATGTCTCCCCCATAAAAAACACAGCTTGTTTAAGAGCCTCGCCGTCTTTCGTCCAGCCGTGATCTTTAATATGAGAATAGAATCCTTCCATTCCGGCATGGAATACTGAACCATAACGAATAGCAGTTGATCCTTGTTTTGGCTGGATACCTTTTTCGTAGGTGAGCCAGTAACGATACGGACATTTAGCAAAATGACTTCGGCGGGAGTTATCGAGACAAAATTCTTCTTTTGAAGTATTCATAGCAATCCTACCTTTCAGGCTGGTGCCGTTGTATTCAGTTGTAATAGGTGAGCCAGTTAAAAAGTCAATAATTGACGTTTCTGGCTCACCTACTTAACTAGGCGTTAACTCCAGGAATTTTGATTCCCAGGGAAGCAAGGACTGCCTGGGCTGTCTTCTTCTCCTTGTCGGAGAGGTTAGCCAGGTTAGCAGCCACTTCCTTGAGGGAGACTTTGGGAGCTGCCGGGACACGGACGCTCCAGTTTCCTTCCATCAGGCCGTCCCAGGTCTTTGTTATAGCATCCTCTGCGTCAGTGCCGGCCTTTCCTGCTGCAGAGTCTCCGAGTTTGTGCCCGAGCCCGAAGGGGCCGAGCTTGGTCTGTATGTCCTCTGGCAGTTTGCTGAAATCAAAGATCATTTCACCCCTTTCGCCGTCGGCTACTGTGATCTTTATCAGCGGGTGAGTTGACAAGTCTTTGCTTAGTTTCTTCTTCCCCATTTTCTTTCTCCTTCCTTTCACTGTAACTTGTTAATATTTCCTGGACAAGATCGCCAAGTCCCATATCCCTGTCCAGGGCCTCGATACGGAGCTTCCGATAAAGAGGCATGGGGATCTGGGTTTGTACATATTTCAGCATCTTTTTCCCTCCTTTCTATGATTTTCCCCTGCCCAGCTCCATTTTTAAATGATGTAATGAGTATATCAAATAATGAACCAGTTGTCAATAGAAAAGTTTCAAGTGTTAGAATTAATTTTCAAGTTCGTTATATAGCTGCGGGTATGCAGCTTTTGCTGACCAGATAGTAATGTTGAATATTAAGTGGGTATAGCTTCTTTTTCTTCGCTCCTTCGATTCCACGCTTCAGCAGCTTGTTTCCGAGTTGCGAATGTCATGTCTGGACGGGCAGGCATTGAGGCACAACCATCTGTGCAGGATACTCGGAATCCGGGTATTATCCTAGCGGGCCATACAAATGCTTCATATCCGCAGAATGGGCACGGTTTTAAGTCGTCGTTCATCACCCTCTCCTTTCATTGTGGCGGGTCGGCCTATTCTACTTCCAATACGCCATCTACCCCGACATATAGTGCGCCGTTGCCGTAATTGTCCCCCTCAATATCACCATAACCAGGGGCAACTAATTTCAGCAAACCACTATCAGGCAGGATATCCTTCACCGTGAACACAGGATCCGCTTCCCACCTATGGAACCGGTGATCTTGTCCGTATATTGCCCCATCTAATATCTTAACTTTTGTTCCTATTTGGTATGCCATCACCCTCTCCTTTCAGTCCTGCAATTGAGACAGAAGCGCGTTATGATGGACTCCCCATTTTTCTATCAGAGCAAAAAACTCTTTCTCTCCGTAAGCCGGGGACCCTCCCTGGGTTACTCGCAGGTCGTTCTCTGCCTTCATGCCGTAGGCTTCTATGAGAGCCCCGGCTGCCATGCCTATAACATACGCAGATTTATCTATCATTTTTCTCTCCTTTCAGTCTAAAGAACTTTCACTGCGACGGCGCATACTGGAACGCCGCCGGAAGTCTTGAGTTTTTCATGCTTAACTACTAGCTTTCTTCCAATAAGATGTTCCCTGTTTTTCCAGAGGTCTATTCTTTCTGGATGCTTTAGTTTCCCAGCCCCGACTTTAAAAGTATTCCCATCGGTATCCATCACTAAAAAAGCGCCCACCATTCCCTTGGGTTCAAAGTCCTTTGAGATTGCCTCAAGAACCTGCATGATGGTGTATTCATCTGGTTCAGTTGGTTTAAACTTCAGCATTTCTACTGTCCTCTTGGGGACATAACTGCCATCTAGCTTTCGAAGTATAATACCTTCATAGCCCCGGTCTACCCAGTGATTGGCGGCCAGTTCCCAGTCGGAGGTCGGGAGATAGTGAGTTGGGACGAATTCAAGGGCTCCGGAATACTCACTGCCGATGTCTTCAGCAAGGGCCATTAAATCTTTGGAGCGACCTTCTTGCGGTTTTTGTATCTGTAAATCGAATATGTGCAGCTGAAGGCCCTCGTTGTCAGGGTTGTAGTTCACGGTGCAACTGGCAGCGGAGTGGATTCTACTGAAAGGCCACCCGTGGTGGTAGAGTTCGCCGTCGAAAGAATAGCGGATACCCATCTGATGGTATAGGTCTACCAGTGCTTTCTTTATGTGGCTGCAAAATTCAAAGGGGTTGTTGTAGCTACTGAGGAGAACCGGGTCATCTCTGAACCATTCTATCCTACAGCGTTCCCCGTTGAGCTTTGGCTGCACTATTGCAGTCTTTCCCAGGCGCCGGAGCTTCCCAGTATCCATTGGGTAAGCTAGCATTATACCTTCTCTCTTAGGTTGTGGTTTCTTGGGCATCCTTTGCCTCCTTCCCAGGATTTAATGCTTGTTCTTCATCCTCTATTGTTAAATAGCAATCTCTCTTTATAACAGATGGAGAGTTATATCCTAAGGATAAGAGCGTACTGAATAACTGATACTCTCCGTCTCTGAAAACAAGCTCTCCGCAGTTGGCAAGTGTTTGGTTCTCAGCGCCTGAGAAAATTGTTACTCTTATATGAGGGCCTTCGCGTCTTACTCTTAACTTAAAGTGATGTCTCTGCATTATTATTCCCTCCCTCTTTGGGCGATTTTTAGCCACTTTGTCTCCTTCTTTTAATTCAATTTGGCATCAACGTATGTGCTGTCTCTTTCTGCTGCTAAGGCACTTTTTGCCACTTCTGCTATATGCATAGTCATAGCTACTAAACCTGCAGGTAATACCGCACCAGCTAATTCTGTTACTCCACACTTGTCTATAGATATGATCACCAGCTGTTCTACTTCTAATATCTCCATTAGACTATTTATAAGATCTTGTACTTCTTCATCTGTTGTTTTCATTAAGTAGTCTCCTTTATCAGTAGTTAATCTACTATCATTTTCTTCCCTTCTCTAGGAGGATCTGATCTAAGAGTTCTTGGGTGAGGCTAAGAATTCTTTTATCAAGCTTAGCTGTGCTAAATAGATTATCTGGAACCTTCTCTTCCTTTATAACTTTTATTCTGCCTAAAGATTCCTTCCTCCAATTTTCAAGCGTTCTTTTCGTAATCATATATTACCCTCCCTTTTGCTGATAAAGTGTTGTTTCCCAGATTCTTTAGTTGCCTTATACATATCAATTGTGTCGAGTATAGAAGAAATTGCCTCAGAAAAATGTCCGTCTACGATTGTAGTAATAGAGTCTTTTGTTGATAAGGTTTCGAGTAACTTCTTAGCCATGTGCAGACTGCCGATTATCTGAAAATACTCCTGTGCCCATTGCTGCTTTATGGTTCGTGGTTTT